AAAGGGAAAATGTGTTAACAACCAATGATGCTTATCGTTAATTGAGATGTATTTCATTTCTTCGTCATTCCGCCATTCTTCCGGATAGGCTGTCAAAAATTCTAAACTGATATAATTCAATTTTTTTAAATTTAACAGTCCTTTCATTAATTCATTCGCACCGTCCATGACAGGCAAATTTCGAAAAATGTGAGGATTTTCGGTCTTCAACAATTCCCACGATTCGCGTTTCTTTAAGAAACTGCGAAGTTTCGGATATGTTGATAAGTCTGCATCAGGAAATGTTTGTTGAACGCCTTCGCGAAAATTAGCAAGCACTTCATCGACATCGCAAAACACGACAGGTCGAGGACCGGAATAGGCTTCAAATATGTTAATGAGTTGTTGTTCGATAAGCATAGTCATATGCTATTTAGTTTTATTTTGTTCCTTCATTTTTTGTAATGTGACTGTTATCTTTGGTATATATTGTGCGATGGGGAGTTTCACGTGTTTGTTCCACTCTAATGTCTTAGAAAATAAGCGTTTAACGGGAAGCGCGTTAATATCACCGAATGTTTCGTAATAAAATTCGATGGTAGGTAGTGTAGCGTGGGGTCCGAAATCTTGTTGTAATGCGTCTAACGTCATTTCCGTATTTGGATAAAAGTAATGCCATTCTTCGTAGCAATCACGGGCATAGGCTTCAATCTCATCAAGCTCACCCAAATATTTTTGATTTTTGTATTGTTCTGACTTCACGTCTTCAATTTGAGTTTTGAATACGAACATGTTTTGTTCGGTACGGCCTTTTTGATATTGAGCGCGATGCACTAATTCGTGAGTAACAATTTTCCAAAATTTAAATCTAAAAAATTCCCACGCGTCTTCTGATAATACTAAACGATTTGTTGATGAGTGTAGGGATATTGTTAGCCTAATTTTCGCTGGCTTCTCGGCGTGTTTTGGTTCATAACATAATGCACTCAACACTGGATAAAATAATTGATCTGTTGGGGATGCGAGTAAGTCATCAGTATCGATGTGGACTCGCACCCCCGTTTTATCTAGTGCTGCGTTTAAGTGCCCGACAAACGTGAGTGCGTTGACGGCACGATTTGTTTTTTTAACCCGATTAATTGTTGTAGAAAAAACATAATTTATAGCAGAGGACACAACATGGCTATCTTGTTCGATACTTTGTTGAAGCGCCCGTATATTCATATGCCATATTTATTTGCGGATTAAAACGTAATTTTCCACGGACTGCTATCCTTTGGCTTTGTTTTTTCTGGTCTAATAAACTGATTTAATTCTTCATCCGATATACGCCAATCCTCAGTTTTCACATGATTTTTTTGTGAATGGCTTGGTTGAATGGGGTCTGATACATAATTTTGATTTTTGTCATCAGACAACCGCATTTTCGATTTATCAACCTTAATTGTAAATCGTCTGAACTTCGAAATATCTTCATACCTATTTTTCAATTGTTTGACCATGAGTAGCCCATCTTGCTGCAATTCTTCACTTGTAATGAGCGCCACTTGTAAATCAGCCGTTTGTGGTAACCCAAACGATTCGCTGGTATTCGTTAACGACGGATCTGATGTGTCGTAACCTTCTCGGTTGAACTGTGTTGCGGTTAAACACGGAACATTATATTCGACCGCCAAACCGCGCAACTCTTCTGCAATAGACTTCACATAGGTGTATGAGTTAGTTTGTCCGTTTGCTTTAAACCGGACACTAGCACAAATGTTGATATAATCGACAATCAATAAATCAGGAACAAATTTCTTCTTTAATGCCAAATCATCAAGCAATGCGCGAAAATGACCAATGTGACCAGCACTCGTCGGGTATTCCTTGATAATCAACTTTCCAAATTTTTGTCGTTGCTGTAACTTTTCAAAAGCATTTTGATAGGTTTTTAATGGCATTTGTTCCAACGTATCCATGGTTACATCAAGAAGATTTGCATCAATACGTTGAGCGATACGTTCTTCTGCCATTTCCAACGTGATATATAACACATTCTTACCTTGTGCTATTGTCGATGCGCCCACATGGCACAGAAACAGAGATTTTCCTACATTGGTGCCTGCAACAATAACGTTTAATGTTTTAGGTGATAATCCACCCCGTGTGATTTTGTTAAAGAGTTCTAAATCAAACGGAATTGTGGTTCGTTGTTGATGATAGAGATTGTATCGTGTTTCGATATCTTCAAAATAATCATGACCAATATTAGTTCGAAACCCAACCGATAATGCTTCTTTGAGAATATCCGGAACGGACGCCGCATTTTCTGGTGTGCTATCGATGAGTTCAATCGCTTCAGCAATTCCCAAATAAATAGCTCGTTGTTTACAGAACTTTTCTGTTTCATCCATGAGCCACGGTCTTCGGGAGTCATCAATCTTTAGAATCTGTGTAATATCAACAATGAGTTTTTTTGCATCTGCGTGTGCGTTTCCATTCAATGACGATTTTTCTAATTCAATCTCGATGGCATCAAATGTTGGTGGAATTTTATACGCTAACACAAACTGATTGATGATGGTATAGATAGTTCTCCCCGAAGCCGTGGTGAAGTATTCAGCTTTAAGAAAGGGCAAGACTCTCCGCGTATATTCTTCGTCCTTTACTAAATTTGCTAAAATCATCGGTTCAATCATACGGTTTAACTCTCTTATTCTTCTTCAAGAATTGGTTCATTCTGTGTAGCGACAATTCGTCCATAACTAAAGTTTGGTTGTACATAATTTTCGTCCAACTTTTTCAGGAAGTCTGGTGTGAAATATGTTGTTGGTGATTCTGCAATCTTATTAGCTGTTGCTGTTTTTTCAAAACCGGGAAAGAGATATCGACCATTATTATTTTCAACCATACCAGCATCGACTGCCATTTCCAAAATACCATGGAAACGATCAAGTCCACCCGAATACGAAATACGTACTTCTACCTCAGAGTTTTCTTTGCTGAGACGTGACTTTTCCATTCTGATTTTCACAATGTTCCCGACGACATTACGTTCCTTGTCGCGTTCCTTTGACTTGGAAAGCATCGCAATACAATCACTGGCGTAAATTAGCCCACTACCACCGCTCAGTGCCTTGGTGGGAACATACGCGCCGACGACAGAATACACATGGTTGGTGACGACCATCGGCACATTCGCTTTAGCGAGGCGCAACCGAAGCACACGGAAAGTGCCGCGAATCAAACCAGCCTTCGTCATGTCGCGAGTGTCTTTCTCAGCACGAATGTCTTCCACTTCCTTTACGGAAGACAGATTACCGAGTGAGTCCAACACGATCAGCAATGGCTCTCGCTGCTTGATTGGTACTTCCATATACTTATCAAGTAGCTGTAAAATTGTTTGCCGAAACTGTTCAATCGTTTCAGGTTCGGATTTAATTACGCGGGTTAAATCAATCCCTCGGTCTTCAAGCATTTTATTGGTGACCGCACTTTCCGTGTCACAATAAAACACATACCCTTCCTTGTTATCAGTAAGCCATTGCTTGATAATACCCAGCACAAAGAATGTTTTACCGGTTGCGGGGTCACCTCCAAATACGGTCACTTTGTTATTTGGGATTCCATTAAAAATGGAACCGCTCAATGCCGCATTTAATGTATAACTGCCGGTATCGACATACCCATCAAATTCAGATGAGCTTGTGCCATCCACCGCCATTGAAGTCATTGCTGGAAGATCCTTGATAATCGATTTAAAAAATGACATAGTCTTTTGTTCTCCTGTTGCTTAGTATACTAGATATTTTTATGAATTGTTAAAATAGCGTGACGTTTGGATGCACCGACCAATTACCATACGCAATAATTTTTTCGAGTGGTGCAACGAACGTCTTCTCAAATTGTTCACGACGGTCAATAAACTTTTCTAAATTCAACTCGGTCGGTAATATATGCGGTGCCGCGATAACGTTACAACCTAACGGATTGCGTTCTTTGAGATAGCAAAATCGAATCTTTTCACCTTCACGGATGAGTGGATACTTTTGTTCAAGGTTAAGTTCATTGATGAGTTTGTTATAAATCAACGAACCTTTCACTTGAATAGGCGTTTTTAGGCTGAACGCCCCATTCGGTAATATCGGATATTTGTCCATCTTGCTACAGGTGCGCGGCGATGCAATATCTGTAAATGGGCGAGTCATGAACTCATGCTCAACGGTTTCAATGAGTTTATAAAAACTATCTTCATCACGCAAAATAAAGTATTCAATCGCTTTCTTTAAATGATCACGCGCAATCTTTGGGGTGGACGAGCGAACAACTTCAACGCCTACTGTTTTAAGCTTTGGAGGATCGTATCGTACACCTTCATTGTCATGTAACCACAAAAGATATCGCTTCTTCGCAGTCCAAATGCCATACTCAGCAATGGCTTCCCGCTTCATCGCTAGTACGTTTTCTTGAGTGTTGAAGACATAACCAATCTTTTTAAACGCATTATCAATGACTTCTTGAAGCTCGGTTTCACAATACTTATCAAGATACTCGATAATAGCATCGGTATTTGTCATATTGGCAACAGCTATAGATAGTTTTAAATACACACTATCGGTATCACTGGCGATAACATAGTCTCGGCTCGTCCCGAATTGTTTGTTCAAATATTCATTGATTGAATTTGCGACAAATCGAATAATAGTTTGTCCGACCATGGTAACTGCTTCCGCTTGCCGCAAATCGAAAAACCGAAAGTATGGACTGCCATATGAACCATACACAGAATTTAAGACGGTTTTTTGCGTAGTTTGCTGAAGGTTGGCGCGAATAGCTAACGCCTTAAGTTCACTACGTTTCTTTAATAATTCTTCAGTCGATAACTCTTCAAGAGGGGGTTCCATTAAAATTGTACTCCTCGTTCTTTTAGAATATGCTCAATGCGCTCAACTTCTTTGCTGGCATTTGTTGCAATTTTTTTATTTGCAGACCGTTCATTATATAACGCGGCCAACATTTCCGACAAAAACCCAATATGGTCAACGCGAAATGCTTGCTTGTTTGGAGACACTGTGACTGATAATACGCGCAGCCACGGCCATGGGTCATCATGCGCGGAGATATCACGCAACATACTATCGATATCACTGGTTTCGAGATATTCGATGAGTGATTGTAATGCCCACCGAACAATTTTTATATCGTCCGATGATACGTTCGTAATCCATTCTCTCGGAGTGCATTCTTCACTCGAAAATACTTGAATATCTGTGTTAACGTCTTCGTATTCAATTTGGGTCAACCGATTACGCAGCCATTCGATGGATAAATGCCGGTCTGGACTGATGTTCCACTGCCGCATGATAGACGGATATAGTGAATTCACGTCGAAAGACACCACCCATGAATGTTCACCAACAATCGGAACTTTTACATATGCACCCATAAAATCGACATTTTTTTGTTGGTCGATCTTGGTAGGGACAGCAATGTGTTTAGAGAACAACTCGTAATACATCATGGCATCCCACAAACGGACAGGTTTGAATGTGTCCACATAATTGGTGCGGGCACCATAGGCAATCTGCACACACAAGTCTAGATGGTGCAACTTATTATTCAGCGCCCGTACGAGTTCAACGTCGGTGATGTTATACGAAATGAATTTCTGATAATCCTCTTCCGCAAGTTTTTGCAACGACCCATACTCGTCGTATGACAATTTCTTCTTACCAAGTTCAGCTTCAGCAATAGCATCCAGTCGGTATGATTCTCGCTGCGTCGAGCTAAACTTCTTATACAAATCAAGATAATCTAACGAGGCGACACCTACGATGTCAATCAATTCTTGTTCGCGACCCATGATAGTAATGGAACGAGAGGTGATTTTTCTCCATGGCGATAAGACACGCGCATCCCACTTCAGATGACCATCCTTATGCAGTAGATTAATTCGTTTGATAATATACGGAATGTCATAACCCGAGGTATTCCACCCCGTAATAATATCAGGATAATCTGTTGTCCACCATTTAATGAACGACGTAAGTAACGTGTTTTCATTCTTACATTTTGTGTAATTAATATTTTTAGCTGTAGGTGTGTAATCACCAAAACCCCACACCCAATACGTTCCCCAAATCTCTACAGTGATGGCGGTCACGGGCTGGTATGGGTTTTCTGGTGTGGCAAATCCTCCAGTGGTTTCCACCTCAATATCCAGAAACGCAGCGCGAATGGAATCAAATGGAACCCCACACTGTGATGTGGTGTAGGACGCCATAAACTGATGCATCGGAGAAATGACCCCAAAAATCTTTTTTCCTTCTGCGGCGGCTTGGTCAACGTAGATATTATATGTTTTGATATTTTTATGCACTCGCTGCCGAAGTGGTGTGCCATCAAGCGTTTTCCACCCATCGGTCATGTGTTCTGACGACGTTAACGAAAACGTTGTTGGTGTGAAGTCGGTGATTTTATAATACTCACCGTGTTTTGTTTCAGGATGGCGAAGACGGATACAAATATCGTTATTAATTACCGCAATATTTGTGTATGTATCATAAAATGATGGCATATGGATTGGACAAATAGAACCAACGGAAGTATAGCATACTTCCGTTGGCATGACGAACGATTAGTCGGTTAAACTAATACGAGGGCCGGGAGAATTCGTTGGGAGTTCAATACCGGCGATATTGGCGAGATAGTGTGTTTTGAACTGCTCGTCGGGGTCCATCATACACGTCACATGCAAACTTGCCACTGTGACCTGCTTGTCGGCGTTGCCCGCGAGAGAAAATGGTGTGAGTGCCATGCCAATCTTATCACCCTGCCGAACAGGCTGCACAGTGAGAGGTGATTCAAGCACATACACAATACCGTCGCCGCCGATCACTCGCGCAACGACTTCCTGCCCTGACATAAACTTGATAATCTTAATCTGCGGTCCCAATTCTGCTGTTTCTGGATTCATAGTGTCCTCATTTTGAAAATAATTGATATTCTGCTTTTCTGCGTCGTGTTAGCCCATTAGACACGACCAGTTTTCCGTCGTTTCTAATTTTATTCCATGCGGTAAAATTATCCTGCGTCACCGCTGAAGGGCCGAGTGCCGGATCATTGATTTTTCGTAAAATGGTCGATCCGGAGAAATTACCACTGCCAATATTATAGACGAGACAGACGAGCGCGTCAAACTGATTTTGTGTTAATGGTTGTTTGCACAATGTTGACACGGCACGTGTTGCCGTCATCATATCCGTTTTGAGCCATACTTTTGCGTCATCTTCGGTACACACTATTCCCGGTTTGACGGGCTGGCCATCGATAACTGTCGTGCCATACCCAATTGTCCAAACGCCCGCGCCATCTTGATATGCGGTGTTTCGAAAGCCTTCAAATTCCGTGATCAGATTAATGCCCGTGTCACTTATATTCATGACACATGAATCTTTCCAATTTCATATTTGGCTTTGAGTTCCCAATTTTGCTTGTCTCGGTATGAAATGATTTT